AAGTACTCATGTGCGTCCTTCAGAAACCAGCTAGGTACCAGAGTAGGCAAAATTCAAGTAATGAAAGTAATAGTATTATTAATAATAGTAATCACAATATCTAGTTGTGGATGGAAGACTAAAGTATCTTGTAATGTAGATGATATTAATACAGTTATCGTTGATTGCAAAGAACAACCTCAATTTGCAATAACTAAAGATTTCTAATTAAACTCTACGGCGCCTGCACCATTTAAAATTCTCAATGGCCTAAGTAAGTCCCAAAATTTATCTAATGCTTTTAATTGACTGGTTTCACCAGTAGGATGCGTTTCTAATTTTTTATTTTTACTAACACAACTCACACATAATAGTGATACAAGTAATAATATGAATAGTTTATTTCTCATTTATACTAACTCCTGATGGATAAAATATTTCATCGCTACTATATGATACTTTAACATCACCTGAAAAAACTTTACTTTTCTCGGCGTCATCTCCGTAATCTCTCTCGATTATCATATCAATATAGTGTTTCGCTTTTTGTAGGTCTTGTTCTCCACCTTTATTTATATGCCTGCAAATATACTTAATCGCATTGCCTTCAGCAAAGGGTAGTTTGTTCTTGTTTATAAATTCAGCAGGTTGTATCTTCATTTTAGAATAGTGGTCTCCACCTACTTGTTTATCATATGGGTTGCTCATCTTTCTCCTTTGTTAGTGTAGTGTTTCATCTTTAAATGGTTCTATTTCATCAAAATTTTTATTTATCGAATCTGTCATGCCTTTATATCCTTCATCATCTAATACTGTTTTATATATTCTTAAACCTATGGTAACTAAAGTAGCCGCAATCATCTGCCACGGAAACTTTAGTCCCATAATTAAGGAGTACCTAAAAACATCATCAAACGCTTCTTTTAATTTTTTATCTTCTTCTTTACTTGACACTTCTCTTATGACTTTCTATATTGTTTACAAATACTCTAATCAATCTTGATAGATCAACTTCTGTATCTTTAAGCGTTTTAGGGTGAGTAAAGAATACTTTACAATCATTAACTGGTATTAGTTTAGATCCTGTTGCTACAACAGCGTTATCTGTATGTTTTCTCCAGTCGTGGGAACTATATCCCAATACGTCTTGACTCATTATTCTTCCTCTCTAACATTTGTACTATCGGTTTTTGTTCCTTAGTATATTTAACTTCGCTATATCTTTTAATTTTATTTTGAACATAACTAGGTTCAATATTAATTAATTTGCAATAGTAAGTAAACTGTGGATCACTATTCATAATCCAATTGATTGATTCCATCTTGTGTTTTATATCTTGTTTATTAGAACCTGTGTACTTGGCGTCTTCAACTGCCTGTGTAAGTATTGCCGTAATAAACCCTTGCTCACCTTTTATCATTATTTACTCCAACTTATTTCATCATCTATATCTTTTAATCTTTTTTCTTCTTCAATAGATTCATTTTCTAAATTTAAAGCGATATCGATATCTGAATCTTCTTTCATCCATGATGTATCTGAAACAAACTCATTTTTTTTAATCACTTCAGCGATCTGACCAAAATAGCACCAGTTAGAACCAAAAGTAATTGCACCAGTATAATTTAATTCTGTATCATACTCTTTCGCATTAACTCCTAATTCACCAGCGATATCATTCTTATCAGTAGCGATACCGATATTAGTTATCTCGCCTTCTCTTCCTTTTTCGTCTTTAATTGTATCTCCTAATTGTATCTTCATAATGTTCTCCTTTTGTTATATAAAGTCGTAAGCGTATTCGCCTTTGTTAATATTATACATCTTAACCATTGTATTGTCAAGAAGTTTCTCTAGCACACCTTTTAATTCTTGTGACAGCACATCTACAAAACCTGGTGTAAAGGTAACGAATAATGATCCGTGTAGCATTTCTGCCTTACTAGCGCCACTTGATTTAGCAGCCTTTAAGATTAGTTCTTCATTTCTCAATTTATTATACTCTTGTGGTGTAACCATTATTCAGCCTCCTTGTAAAGTTCTTGTGAGTATAGGGCAAGCATATAACTTGTGATTCCTAATAATGAAGCAGAACCAGCAAGTAAATACTGATCTGTTTCTATAGCACCAACAGCAGAAAACATAGAAATTGTTCCTACAGACGCCATTATTATTGTCATATATTCTAAAAATTTTTTCATTATGCGTTCTCCGTTTTATTAACATTCATCATAATTACTTCGTCAACATTATTTTCATCAATACCTGTCATTGCGACATTCTCAACTTTTAGAATATCTGCACTAGCAGTTTCTTGTGTAATTAAGTTAGATTTAAATTGTGATAATATTTTATTTACAGCTTTTTCGGCAGTATCTTCTGCCCATTGTTTTACTTTTGACATATTTTCTCCTTAATGTAAGTTTTTTTTGTTTTCATATTATTACTATACAACATTTTTGTGGTTTTGTATAGATGACAAGTTGTCGCATTTAAAAAATCACTATTTTTGTTGTTTTTTTTCATAATATACACTTATCATATAGGAAAAACCCTTATTTGTCAAGAAAAAAGAGAGCAAAATGGGAAAAAATCGGGAAAAAAATCAACTGTTCTTGTTTTGTTCTTATTTTTTAGGATTTAGCGGCGAAATCCTAGGAATTTCGCCGTGCGTCCAGAGTAGTTCCGTCTCCATCACTACTCATAACACTTATTATATCATTTTTTAGTGATTTCGTCAAGCACTTATAAATAGTTATTATTAATTTTAAAGGAAAAAAACTATGTACGAGTATAAATGCAAAATTGTAAAAATAATTGACGGTGATACCGTTGATGTTGACTTGGATTTGGGTTTTGGCGTTTGGCTTAGAGATGAGAGAGTCCGAATTATGGGCATTGACACTCCTGAAAGTAGAACATCCGACAAAATCGAAAAAATATTTGGTTTAGCAGCAAAAGACAGATTAAATTCTTTACTAGGCGGCGAAGCAATCTTGTTATCACAGGTAACAAAAGGCGGAGAGAATATGAAAGGTAAATTTGGTCGTATTCTTGGTAACTTCAAAACAATAGACGGCAAAGATGTTGCTGAAACATTGATGAATGAAGGACACGCTGTTGCTTATCACGGTGGTGACAAAGATAATGTTCAAATGCAACATTTCGCAAATAGACAGAAACTAATTGATGAAGGAAAGATTCCTACACCAGAAGGTATGACTAAAGCTAAAGGTGCTTACAACGAATTTAAGGCAACTAAACCACCAGCAAAGAAAAAAAGAAAAAAGAAGTAATATAGGAGGATACTCCAATGAGTTATTTTAAAAAGATAATTGATTGGGTTTGTAAACCATATGAACCTGAATTTAGACCGAAAAGAGTTTATAGATACAAAGGTAAAACATATTATTTAAGGAAAAAACGAAAAAGAAAATGATCGGTGAATATACTGTTAAGATAGGTAATAAACTTTTTGATTATACAAATGTGGACGATATTCCAGAAGAATTCGATCATCTTATCAAATTTCAACCTACATTTCCTAACGAACCTCATACTGAGGAAGAACATAGAGAAATAGCAACTTATAATATTAAATTGCAAGAGTTAATGAAAAGGGAACAAAAATAATGCCAGCGGTTACTAGAAAAGGCGATGCTGATGTACCTCATTGTAGTGGTATGGTTAGATTAGGTGCTTCAACAAATGTATTTGTTAATGGCATAGGCGTTTCAAGACAAGGTGACTCTAACACTGCTCATTTAAGACCGGGTGTGCCGTGTCCTGGGCATTCAGCTTCTATTAGTTCAGGATCTTCAACTGTAAAAGTTAATGGTAAAGGATGTGGTAGGATTGGTGATGGCATATCAGGATGTACTTCTGTAGCTGCAGGATCAAGTAATGTATTTGCAGGATAGTAGTATAAATAGTATTAGGAGAGATTAAATGGCAAGTTATGACTCAGGTACACTAACAAATAAAAGTAAAAGAAGTGCGAGAATCTATAAAGATTTAAATTTAGATTTTCTACAAAATACTGCTACTAAAGATATTCAAAAGATTACAGATGTCGAAGCAGTGAAAAGAAGTGTACGAAATCTTATTAATACGAACCATTATGAAAAACCTTTTAGGCCTGAAGTTGGGTCAAATTTGAGAGCAATGTTATTTGAGTTAATTAGCCCTCAAATGAATCATGCGATTAGTAAAGAAATTGATTTGATGATTAATAATTATGAACCAAGATGTAGATTAGTTGAGGTTAACTCTCAACCTGCAATAGATAAAAATGCCTATGAGGTAACAATATCTTTTTATGTAGTCAATCATCCTGAACCAGTAACCGTAGAAACATTTTTAGAAAGATTAAGATAATATGGCAACTAAATTAGAAATATCACAATTAGACTTTGACGGAATCAAAGATAATCTAAAAACATTTTTATCACAACAAGACGAGTTTACAGATTACGATTTTGAAGGTTCTGGAATGAATGTTCTATTGGATGTTCTTGCCTACAATACTCACTATCTAGGATACAATGCTAATATGTTGGCAAACGAAATGTATCTTGATAGCGCCGATCAAAGATCAAGTGTTGTATCTTTAGCAAAACAAGTTGGGTACACACCAAAAAGTGCTGTGTCTTCAACTGCAACAATTGATGTTCTTGTAAATAATGGATCAGGCGCTTCTATCACAATGTCAAGAGGAACAAAATTTACAACTACGGTTGACGGAACAAATTATTCTTTTGTAAATAATGCTGATGTAAGTATCTCGCCAGTAGATGGTGTTTACAAATTTTCTAATTTAGACATTTATGAGGGTACATATTTAAATTACAAATACACGGCAAACACTTCTGATACAGATCAAAGATTTATTATACCAAATGATAATGTTGATACGACAACTCTTACAGTTAAAGTTCAAAATTCTTCAAGTGACTCTACAACAAACACATATAGATTGGCAAGTGGTATCACAGCATTAGATTCTACATCAACAGTTTATTTCTTACAAGAAGTTGAGAATGGAAGATTTGAAGTTTACTTCGGTGATGGTGTTTTAGGAAAAGCAATTGCCGATGGTAATATTGTCATACTAGATTACATAACTTGTAATCTTGATGAACCAAATGGTGCCACTACATTTACATTATCAGGAACAGTTGGTGGTTTTGCGAATGTCACAATCACAACAATAGGTAATGCTGCTAACGGTAGTGCTGCTGAAACAATTAAATCTATTAAGTACAATGCACCTAGAGATTATACATCACAAGATAGGGCGGTCACGGCAGAAGATTATAAAGTTCTTGTTAAGAGTCTATATGCAAATGCTCAATCAGTTCAAGTTTATGGTGGTGAGGACGCCGCCACTCCTGACTATGGTAAAGTTTATATCTCTATCAAGGCAAAATCAGGTTCTAATTTAACAGAAGTCACTAAAACAAGTTTAGTACAAAGTCTTAAATCATTTGCTGTTGCTTCGGTAACGCCTGTGATTATTGATCCTGAAACAACTTTTATAACTTTAACAACAACTTTCAAATACGATTCTAGTTTAACAACTAAAGACGTATCGACACTTCAAACAAATGTATTGAATGCTATTACATCTTACAATACATCTACACTAGAGGATTTTACAGGTATGTTTAGATATTCAGCAGTCGGACAAACAATTGATGGCGCCGATAGTTCTATACTATCGAACATCACTAAAGTTAAGATGTACAAATACATAACACCTACTTTAAGTTCTGGATTAAAATATACTTTATCATTTAACAATGCATTTTACAATCCACACAGCGAACATAATAAATCAGCAGGTGGTATCGTGTCATCAACAGGTTTTAAAATCAATGACGATAGTTCTACTAATGAACATTTTTTAGATGACGATGGTGCTGGTAATATTAGAGTTTACTATTTGAGTGGTACGACAAGAATATATACAAGTTCAACTTTTGGTACAGTTAATTACA